CTTCCGATCTCTGCCCATCGTCGGGTGCACCAGGGTGCCGCTGCCGGCTTGCTCGCACGCGCTCACCATCGCGTCGCGCTGCTCATAAACGTCATCACCGACCAGGAAGGCTTGCACGTTGAAGCGCCGGGGCAGCCTGCCAAGGTCTTCGCTCCAGGCGGTGTCGCGATACGGATATTCGTGGATCGCGACGCGCCGGCCGGCGACGGTCTCGCCGGCATCGAGCACGAAGCTGACACCGCGCCAGCTTCCCGGCTGAAGTCGGTTCCTCCAGGTGCCACCGTTCCACGACTCGCCAGAGTTATCGACGGCGAGCGAATTGCCGGCCAGCACCGGAGTGGAGAATGGAATCAGGTCGCTCATGTCATGCCGTGGTGAAATCGAGTTGCGGGTGCTCGATGCGCGGCGGTGCGACGTTCACCGCACCGCTGCCCTGCGCCGTCACCGACGCATCGGGCGGCGGGTTGCGGTGCGTGATATCGACACTGACCGCGCCGTTGACCGGCGGTGCAGCGGCTGGAGGCGCGGCCGGCGGTGCCTGCGCAAGCTGCGTCGGCGCGCCGTATTGCCGGTGAATCGCGTCCAGGCTTGGCCCGTAGTTGGATGCCGTCGCGTAACCGCTGGCGCCCTGCGCCTTCAAGCCTTCCTCCACCGTCGCGGCATTGGTGACGGCGCTATAATGGCGCGGGTTCTTGAGCAGGAATTGCACATAGGCGTCGGCGGCGTCCTGCTTGCTCTGGAATGTCGCGAAGCTCGCTTGCGTGGTGTAGCGCCCGCCTGCGCCTTCCTCCTGCGTGCTCACTGGCGCGCCGGCACCGCCGACACCACCACCCGACTTGATGCCATAGACGTTGAAGCCTCCAGGCGTATGCGCGCCACCGCCAGACTCCAGCGTGGCTTGCGTCGCGCCGACCTCTGCCACCACGTCGGGGTGTGGCAGGCCGGCTTTCACCGCCGCGTCATAGATGAGTTGCCGCTGGTCATCATAGAAAGCGCTTTTCTGCGCACCGGGCGCCAGCGGCGCGCCGGCCACTCCAGGCTGCAAATTGGCGGGGCCGCGTATCGCGCGATCGACCAGCGGCTGCGCACCGCTGCCGGTCGGGATCGAGGTGCCGGCATTGCCCTGGCCGCCCCGGAATATGCGATTGCCGAGCCACTGCATCGGCGACTGCGTGAAGCTGACACCCGGCTGCGGCTGTTGCGCTTTCGTGTAGTCCTGTTCGCTGATGCCGACCTGCTGGCGCACCATCGCCTTCTGCTCATCGGTGAGCTGCGCATACCACGGCGAATTCTTCAGCACGTCCTCTTTGGTGAACTGCCGATCACTTAGACCGAACAGGAACATGGTTTTTTCGATCGCCTTGCCGACCGCTTCGGCCACCTCCAGCATGACCCGCAGCAGCTTCACGATGCCGTTGATATCGTCTTTGACCTGTCCCCAATCCACCCGCTGGGTCCATGCCTCAAATGACTTGGTTATATCGTCAACCGCTTTGATGATTTCCGGCTGATGCTGCACCACCCATTCGTCGAGGTCTTTGATGAGCGGCGTCAAATCATCGGCCAGTGTCGCGCTCACCTGTCGTCCCAACTGGTCAAAGCTGGTTTCCAGGCCGGCGACGGCGAGGCGATACTTATTCAGCGACTCCAATTGCTGATCGGTGGCGCGCTGGTGCTTTTCCTCCAGCGCAAGCCATTCCTCCAGCGGCTTGCCGCTCTGCTTGTATTCTTCATAGAGCTTCGCCTGCGCATCACCCAGCAATGCCGCAGCGACGCGCGATCGATCGGCGGGATCCTTCAGGCTGTCGAGTGCATGGAACACTTCGGGCAACAATTGCGTGGCGCTTTTCAGGTGGCCGTTAGCATCGGCAACGTCGATGTTGAACCGCTTGAAGTAGGCCATCGCATCGCGGTTCATGCCGGTGAAGGCATCGGCCGATATCTTGTGCAATTCCTTCAGGGTCTCGGTCATGTCCTGCGCGTTGCCGCCTGCGCGCATGGTCGCGTCCTGAAACTTCTGCAATTCGTCGGTGGTGATGCCGATCTGATCGGCGTTGGTCTTTAACTGATTGCCCCAGGCGGCGAAGCTCGACACCAGCTTGACCATGCCGGTGATGGTGGCGGCACCGGTGATGGTGCCAAGCACCGGCACGATGGCGGTGAGCGAACGCAGCACCGTGCCGGCCGCGCGTGCGATCCAGTTGAAGCCATCGGCGATCTTCTTGAGGCCGGACACATCGATGAATTTTTGCACGCTGCGCGACATGCGCTCGATCGGCGCGTGCATCGCGGCGATGCGCCGGTTGATCTGGTCAATCTGCTTGGTCGCATTATCAACGACTGTGAAGGTGACGGAATAACCGGCCATCAGCGCTGCCGCGTCGCTTGCCGCTCTTGCTGCTCGCGCTCACGCGCGGCGATCCGGTTCGCCTGCTCCAGCCACCACATCAGCCGGCTGCCGGTGAGGTTCCAGCCGTCATGCGGTCCCCAGCGCCACCACCGACTCAAATCGGCAATAAGGTCTCGCCAGTTGGCTGGCCACTGGCGAGTATGCGCGACAAAAAACGGGCAGCCTCATCGATCTGGCTTTTCTTCATGCCCAGCACCACCGATCGATCGACCTTGGCAACGGCGGCAATTAGAGTGATCTTGAATCGCTCCATCGAGTAAACATTGGGGCCGCCGGCAAGCTCTTGCACCGCCCGCTCATATTGCGCGCCGGTAGGTTCCTCCAGGTGCAGCCGCGTGACACGCTGGGCGTGAAACATCACATCGATATCCATATCCAGCGTCTGCGGCACCTGATCGGCGGGCGCCTCGCCGTTCAGCGCCTCGCCGTTGAGCGATGTGCTCCCGTTGAGGGCTTGGCGTATCAGGGCCTCGCTCATGCAAAGGTCTCGCTCACATCGTTGCCCTCGAAGCGCACCACGAAGGTGCCTTCAGCGGCGCGCACCTCTTGCACGTTCACCGACCACAGCGACGCGCCGCCCACCAGCTTGCCGTTGGCGAGCGTCACCTGCACCTCGACGCACACCATCGCGTTGAAGCTCGCCACGCTATTCGTGCCGCTGTCACGCAGCGTCGCCTCGATGAAGCCCTGGATGGGGCGTTCCTCATAACCGTGCACGGCATCGAGGCCCACCAGGGTGGTGCGCGTCACGTCTGACGGCGACCATGTTACGTCCGATACGACCATGTAGGCGTCGCCGTCGATGGTCAGACCGGTGATGCCGGCCAGCCGTTCACAGACTGCCATTGTCCTAGTCCTTTCGTGCTCTGCGGTTGTTGTCGGCGCGCCACAACGGGCGAAGGTTCGTGTAGTGGAAACAGAGCAACACCTGATTGTGCCGCGTCAGATCAAAGCCAGCGCACGGCTTTGCGTGATCGATCTCCCAGCCCTTCCGGCCGTAATTGCTCCACGCCATACCCGGCAGGAATTGCGCCTCGATGTGCGCAATTAATTCGGGCTTGGAGCAGCCGAGAATGGCGCCCAGCTTGGCATCCGCTCGCCAATCGCGACCGCTCTTGCGACGCTTCAGTGCGGTGTGAATGCACGCACGCAAGAGGTGCGCTATTCGTGCATTCTCATCGTTTTGGTAGCGGGCAACGTCATACTCGCGACGGCGAGCACGTTTCCACCGCAATTGATTGGCACGATAGCGCTCTGGGTTCTCTCGCGCCCAGCGCCGCGCAGCCTCGCGGTGTTTAAGCTGCTGCGACACGATCAGGATTTCCTGAATTGCAGCAGGATGGCGATCTGCCGAAGCTGGTTCACCAGATCGACCGGCGCGAGAATCTTCACCAAGCCGTTGCCGGCATCCTCCACCACGATGTTCTGCGCGAAGGTGGTGGCGTTCTGCACATACCCATTGAGTTGCAGCACGCGGTATTCCTGAATCACGCTCGCCTTTATCATCAGCGAATTGACGCAATTGCTGCCCGGTGCGATCGGGGTCTGATCGCTCACCAGCTTCTTGCGCATGTAGCGCGTCAGCAGGAAGTTGGTCAGATCGCGCGCGACAAACATCAGCCCATACATCGTTTCAACGTCGAGGTATGAGTTGTCCGCCGCGCCAGCCGCGTTTTTCTGATAGGTGGTGCACATGCGTTCCATGATGACCTGGCCGGCATCATTCACGCGGAACGTGCTCATGCCGTCATAGAGCAGCGTATTGCGCTCGCCGATCGTCCAGCGCGATTGCACGGGCGGCGCCTTCAGCGTGGTGGCGATGTATTGCAGCGGCATACCCGGATCGGCACGCAGGCTGCTTGCCGCCAGCGCCATCATTTCAGTGGCCCATATCCACGGCGGGTCTGGCGAGTCGTTATACGCCATGATGGACATATGCTGATCGTTGCGCGAATTCCCGAACGTGGTGCAGGCGCCAAGCGTGCCGGTGAAGGCAGAGAATGCCCCGCCGTATATCATCTGCTCCCACGACCACCGGCCGGCTTGGTCATCGAGGAATGACTCCATCGAGTTCAAGCTGCTGGCGTCGGTGTAGGGGCAGCAGATGAAATCGAATGAGGTGTCCGACAGGTTTGCCAACGCCACATCGATGCCCGGATTGCCGGCACCGCTTGCCATCGGAACGATGGTGAAGCCGACACCCTGCACGCCATACTCGCCGCCCAGCGTGCCGTAATAGTCGAACCGCACATCGATGTGGCTGGCCGCTTCGCCTTTGAAGTTAGAGGTCAGGGTGATGACACCGGCAGCGGCTGCGGCCCTCACCTGCACATCGGGGTTCGCATTGATCGCGGCGGTGAGGTTGGTCGCGATCGCGGTGGCCGCGTCGCCGTTCGCCACCGCGCACTGCGTGCGAATGCCGCCGATGTAGCAGTTGATGGTGCCGGCAGCGCTGGCGGGGCCGGTTACGGTGATGGTGCCGGTTGCCGCCGTCGCTGCGGATTCATCCTCCAGCGGCACGATATAGAGCGGCCCGAACGGATCGCGCGCGAGATAGCGCACCGCCATGTTCGCCAGCATCGAGCCTTGCCCGCAAAGCTGCATCACCTGCGCCTTGCTTTCCACCAGCACCGGCACGTTAGCCTGCCCGGTGCCGGTGACGCTGATTTGGCCCAGCAGCAGCGAAGCTTGAAGCTGCGTCGCGGTGTTTGCCTGAGATGGATCCATCTCGACATACACCCCTGGCACTCTGTTACTTACATCGTAATAGGTGAAATTTATTGCCATGACGCAGCGACCTCCTTTCGTGGGCGACGTTGGTTATCGACACGCCACAACGGGCGCAGGTTCGTGTGATGGAAGCAGAGCAACACCTGATCGTGCCGCGTCAGGTCGAAGCTCGCGCAAGGCTTGATGTGGTCAAGCTCCCATCCCTTGCGGCCATAGTTTGCCCATGACATGCCGGGCAGAAATTGCGCCTCGATGTGCGCGATCAGCGCAGGGCGACTACACCCAATGATGCCGCGCAGCTTTGCGTCAGCATCCCAATCTCGTCCGCTGCGCTGGTGCCGCAGCACCTGATAAAGAGTGGCGCGCAAATTGTCGGCGATTCTTGTGTTCTCATCCGTCTGATATCGATTGCGGCGATAGTTAGGATTTTTCGCGCGCCATTTCTTAAGGCTGGCGCGTGCACTCTCAGGCTTCGCCGTGCGCCACGCCACCATCCATCGCCGCTTAAATTCGCGCCGCTTTTCAGGATCGGCGTAGGGCACTTGTTATGCCTCCCTTGCCGGCGGCGGTTCAGCCTCCACCTTCACAACGTCGCCATCGCGCAAGCGACGCATCCAATACTGATCGCGCGGCTTGTCCTCGCCCTCGAGGGTGAGCGGGCGATACGTCGCCGGATCGCGCACGAGCAGCCCCAGCCGTGGCTTGATGCGCATGGTGTCGCTCATCACCGCCGCCCTCTCAGTCTGGAAAAGAATTGCCGCGCTGCCTGCGTCGGTGTCGGCCACGGGCCATTTGTCGGCGGTGGTGGAGGCTCCCCAAGGGTATTCACCACCGCGATGAAAGCCGGCAGATCGCCGGGCACGCCGATCGCTCCAGGCGCATGGAAGCCGTCAAGCTCCACCGACACGATCGGCACGCCCTCGATGTGGAAGCCGTCCGCGTCGGTGATCTGCCAATCAACGGTGAAATTGAACTGATACCAGAGGCGCGCGCGGTCCAGCACCTCCAGGCTATGCGCGCCGGCATAGTAGGCACCGCGCGCCACGTGGCAGTCATCGAGCTTGTAATTGAGCACCGACGCGAACACCTGATCCCGCACCGTGTCGAGGTCCATCGCTGGCGCCTGCCCTCGGCGATCGGTCTGCGCATCCAAC